CTCATTAATTGGCTTCTTGGAGGTCATAAAGTCTTTAACTTCCCAATAAAATTGTCTATCTGATTTTTTATCCATGGCTGTAAAATATTTAGAATTTCATAAATACTTAAAAGGTATGAAAAAACATGTACTCCTGTTAAACCAAGATAATACTCCCCTGAATATTATCACTATCTCTAAAGCTTTTAAGCTTGTAGCCAAAGATAAAGTTTGGCTAGATGAATCACAAGAATGCTACGAGGTAGTTTCTGTATCAAAAATTGTCAAAATTCCAAAAGTTTTGATACTAAAATATTACGTAAAATTGCCATTTAAAAAGGTGGCTGCAAATCGTAAAAATATCATGCAACGTGACAAATATTGTTGTCAGTATTGCGGCATCGATCTTTGTGATCGTACTGCTACAGTTGACCATATTGTTCCTAAATCCAAAGGTGGCGGTTCTACTTGGGACAATCTTGTAACTGCGTGCAAAGATTGCAACTTGTTTAAAGGAAACAGAACTCCAAAAGAAGCAAAAATGGTTCTCAAATCAAAACCAAAAGAACCATCCTATGGATTTTTGTTTGAGCAAATGCTAATTAGTTTTAGGAAGACTTAATATGCCAAATTATTCATTCAAGTGCGAGGCATGCGATCATTCATTTGAGTTATTTTTGAAAATGAGTGAATCTGACAATCCTATCAAAGAAAAGTGTCCAAACTGCAAAAAGAAAAAGATTATTAAAGACTGGAGTCAGCAAAGCAATTCAATTGCAATGGATACGACATTGACTCCAACAAAAGTTAATGGTGGGGCATGGAAAGAAGTTATGGATAAACTTAAGGCAAACGTGCCAAAGAGATACCATGACAAATTAGACTATTCTTCAAAATTAAACGGTGGAAGATTTGTACGTTAATTTTTGTTATTGACCAAATATTTTAAAATGTAATAACTGTCTACAATGTCAGTTATTGGATTTGACAAAGTTTTTTGCCCAAAACTTAATAATAAATTGGTATTGGTTTCTTTGCTGAAGGTCTCGTACATTAGGGCTTTATCAGCGTTACCTTTGCCTGTGGCGTGTTTCTTTGACTTGGACGGCTCTACGACCGTCAGAGGAACCCCGGCCTTGTAGAGCTTGTGTTTAAAGATTCCCATATTCTCGGCCAAATGGAATACTCTTCCCTGAGAACCATACGAATAGCCTTCTATGGCTACCTCGGAGGCTCCAATACACAAATTTATAGCCCAGTCTGAAATACTGTCAAATCTATCAACATCGGCCACATATTCCTGAAAACTTTCACCAGTGATGTTTGGTAAAATTTTATCTGCGTATTTTTTAGTATTTGTTAGGTAGTAAAAAAAACAGTTATCAAATGTAAATGGCTTTCTCTCGTCATATAGACAGAGACACGGGCATGTTATCGAATAATCTACACCTATTAACATGTGGAACATAGATATTTATTCTTCGTACCAAGGCCAATCACAGAACCTTTCTTTCATAATATTATCTATCCACTCGTAATAGTAACAAACTTTTATGGCTCCATTATCTATTACATTCCCAGAAGATGGATCTACACCGAAGAATGATATTATTCCTGCCAATTTTCCAGAGTCTTCAAAAATTCCGCCACCCGAATCACCATAATAAACTGAGCCATTAAGTGCAAGCATTCTCATAACTTGGCCCCCGTCTTCAATAAGAGAGCCGTAATAGCGCATTAGACCCTTCTCGCTGACCTTTTTGTAGCCAAGGCTCCACCCAACAGTAATAACTTCTTCTCCCGGAATTAGATCCCACGGTATTTTTGAAAGTTCTGCTGGAGGTTCATAACAGTCTTCCTCTAAGATGCAAAGAACAATATCGTTCATTGGAAACCCCGGAACATATGGACTTGCTTTGTGTACTTTACCAATTCTTAAAAATTGTCCTCCATGAGTCCAAAAATATTTTGGAGGATCGTCGGACAATGCAAAACAATGCTGTGCACTAAGTATTGCATTTCTATGAATAAGAACCGCAGATCCTATTACATCACCTGATTGTGTAACTATAGCACCTACACAGGAGTAGCGGTCATCCTCAGCTAGCCCGATGGAATCGTACTTCGAAGAATCCAATAAGAATGCGGGGACTTCCGCTACTCCTTGTGTTTTTTCCTGTTCTGATTCAACTTGTTTTGGAGGAGACGATAGCGAATTGCAAGCAACGCTTGTCGCCATCACAACTGCGAGGATTAATGGCCTCAGCAACATGGCAAAAATATTTAGAATAAAAAACCCCCTTGCGGGGGTAAAATCTTTTGATTTTTTATGCTCCTCGGGCTGGAATCGAACCAGCGACATAGAAGTTAACAGCTTCTCGCATCTACCTACTGAGCTACCGAGGAGTGAAGAATCAGACTATCTGGCAACCACCAGCACTGCAGGCAAATTCCTTTGCCGACTCAGTATTGTCTTCTGCCTCATATTTAGAGAGCTCCTTAAAGTTAACTTTAACCTTCGGGTGCGCTGCATATGTTGCAGAATCAATTTGCTCAAATGGAGCCTGAGCGTATGTGTGATTGTCACCACCGGGAAGGAACGAGATGCCTGTTGCGACATCAAAGTTCTCCCAGAGCCAGTTACCGACTTCAAGGAACTCAGAATCCTTGTAGTTGACGGTGATCGATGGCTTGTGATGGCAGTAATGTTCCTGATAAGTCTTCCACAGATCCAAGTGATCCAATGCACGGAGATCTTCCGTGGTAATTGTGCCTCTTGGGGCCTTCATAGCAAAGGTAAAGACCGCTGTGTTATTAGGATTAATCACATCATCTTCGCAAGGAACGCCTTGATCCTTCATAAGATTGTAAATTGGATCCTTCTTGTCAATACGAATTCTACGATAATAGTGTTCAGCATAACGTGGGTGGAGACCTGATGCCGAATCAACCAAGCACGAAGTCGTTCCCTCTGGCTTGATGCATGTGATGGACTTGCTTGGATTGATGCCAAGCTTCTCTGCCCACTTCATGTTAGTTGCCGTCGCATGGTCACGGAGAGTTTCAAGTAGACGCACCAACTTTGGCTTGCCTTCAAGGCCACTGGTTAACTTGTTGTCGTAGATTCCGGTCATACTGACACCGAGTAGACGCTCCTCTTCGCAATTCTTCTTCCATTCGGGACGAAGGTATGGGAAGTCAGTGAAGGTAGATTGAACCGTACCGATGATGGTGGCAATCTCAATCTTCTTCTTCAAAGAAGCAGCAGTGTCGTCAGGACGAACAACGACAGTTGAGAGATTGCAGAACTCAAATGGCTTCAGGATGATCTCAGAGCATGGATTTGTGCCATACTCACAGTTCTCGTCTCTACCCCACTTGGCTGCTTGCTCCTGCAATGCCTTGCGGTTAATCATACCACGCTCACCGCTGTGGCTGTTGTAGAGCGAAGTCCACTCTTCAAGGAACTGGCCCATCGGAGGACGACCACGATAAACAGCAGAGTTGTTTGCGTAGGAACGGAATCCAGCCTGCTCCCACCATGCACCGCTCTTGCAGAGAGCCATCTCACGATCCGAAAGATCGCTGAGAGAGATCATAGCAGAGCGACGAACGCCACCGACGATGACTGCATTTGCAATTGCGCAGCAGATGTCGTGGCATTCCAGAGCAGTGAGTCTGCGTCCTTGTGCGTTGTAGAACACCTTGACGATGAACTTGAACAGATTGTCAAGAGGAGCAGGACCACTTGCACGACCACCAAAGGTCTTCAGTCTTGCACCCGCTGGACGAATCTTCGACAGATCCCACTTAACGTGACGACCTGCATAAAGGTGATCCATGATAAACTTAACTGCATTGCCCCAACCTTCCTTTGAGTCTTCAACAACATAAGTGATGTTAAAGACCTTTTCAATCTTGTTTGCAACTTGTGGGAGCTTGTCAGTGTATTGGTGTTCAACAGAATAACCAACACCAGTACCGTTCATGAGAACAACAAAAAGTTCCGCAAACGAATCAAGACTATCGATTGGCAAGTACGAGCAGTTGTACAAGCAAGTATTATCGTGATCCAATGCAGGACCAGCAGTCATCAAACTGCGCATGGAAGGAAGAACCTCAAGATTGAGGATTGCTTCCTTCACATCTGGACGCTCTGCAAGTTGCGGAACCTTAGCGGTAAAGTATTTCCACCAACGGTCAACACATTCCTCCCATGATTCCCGGCGATTGTAATCGGGCATCCAACGAGAGTAGCGAGAAATAAAAATAAACGATTGAAAAGGTGATAAAGTTTCTGCCATATTTGAGACTCCTTTGGTGGGTGTCTTTATTTAGTTGTTAGAGTTTGCCATGAAACTGGGAAAAGTGGAGCAATAATTTGTCCAATTGCCTCGGCAAATTTTTGAATTTCCCATTGTGCATGACTGTCAATTCTCAGGTTATAAACGCGGGCAAATGCGTAGAGAGAACCAGTCCACACAAATTCCGTATAAGTTCCTTGTGGCAATATTGAACGTGCCTGTTCAGGAGCGACACCATCTGCCAAAAGTTTATTGTAAAGATCAAGACATTCATTCAGGACTGTTTGGTATTCCTGCCTGAGTCTAATGCAGAGATCCATATCTTCAATTGCACCACTGCTTCCTTGCTTTGCTCCATCGGTAGGAGCACCGCGCCACATTGGAACATAAACTTCGGGTTCAAATGTAACATATCTGCGACTGACCTCGTTCATTACTAGACCAATCTGATGCTTACCAAGTTGTGCACGAACAAAGATCGGGCACTTGATGCGTAGGCTGATCTGCGGATGGCAGAACGGAGTAAAGTGGTTATGCTTTGCAAGATACTTAATAAGTTTTGTATCTTTCTCCAGCAACTTTTGTTCTTGATAACCAGTCCAGTTTTTTTCTGAATCCCAATGGCTTTCCTTGTTAAAGGAAACTCTTGCAGCATTAACAACGCTGAGATCAGACCCCATGTAATCGATCAAGTCAACATGGCCATGATCTAAAACAAAATACTTAGTCTGCGCCATTTTTATGTTCGGTATCTCTGTCATCTGCTTCCTCGTCATTATCAACCAACTCAATGGTAACACCAGAAATTTTTGTAAAATCGGCAGCGTACTCTCTAGCGCGATGCCATAGTTCAGGATTCATTTCCTTTACATATTCGCCAAATCTCTGTACAAATGTTAGATACGCTTCACTTGCTTTTAAAATGTCTTCTTCAGACATGTCTTCATTATCTTTATTCATTTAAACCTTCTTCCAGTAAGTATACTTTATTTTTGCTTTGAGTCCAGAATAAACATTATTGATGATAAGCTTTAACACCATACTTTGGCCGTAAACCTTTACCATGTCATTAATGTCTTTCTTGGATATTTCATCAGGCCAGATTACTACATTTCTTCCGGCATCAATATATCTTCCCAACAAACTAACGATTTCAGAATTTCTTGGTTCATTATCAAAAATAAAAACTACTTTTGATTTTTGAATTTTGGCAGGAAGGTCCTCAAGCCATCCAGCCCCCTGCATTGCTATCCCGTTTGGAATAAACATAGAATCAATAGGTCCTTCTGTCACATATACCGTACTATGAGGATCCACTTTATCTAAGTTATACCAAAGTCTTTCTTGACCTTCTTCCTTTAGGGTTATGTATCTGAGTGATGGATTTCCATCGTCAAAAGACCGCCCCTGAACACCGATGAGTCTGCCTTCTTCATTGTAAAAAGGTATGACGAGTCTGGCCTCTGACCGACCTTCACGGTCAAAGGACGACATGACCTTGCTGAAATCAGGGCAGTAATAAAAATTACTATATTTTTCTTTCGGTATTTCTCTAGATTCAACATACTTTACTGCCTTGTGCTCATTATTTAGGAGGTCAAGCCGTGTGCCCAATTCCGTGAATACAGGATGTCTTTTTTCAGGCTTTTGTTCTTTAATTGTTTCTGGTGTTTTATCTTTATAGACCTCAAACGCATATTCCTTGCAGAGTGATGGGCTAATAGACTCAAGAACACCGTATAAATTACAGGTAAAACCGCAATTGTGACACTTGTATACATAATTTCCTTTATGCTCAAAGAAATATCCCCTTGTCTTGGACTTATTTTTCTTTGAGTCGCCACACTTAAAACATCTGCATGTAGCTAGTGAATCTTTTTTCCACTTAAACTTCTCAAGGGAACCAGAAACAAGATTCACATATTTCTTGTCAATATATATGCTCACGTAGATTCCTCAAACGTCCAGTTTACGGCCTTGTTCTTTTTCTTTCCAAACTTTGGATTGAATGCCTGACCATCAAAACCAGATCCGTAGGCTTCCTCTTCGGTGTTATTTGAATTGACAAGATTGTTGTTTGTATTGTCAACATCATAAAATTTCATCTTAGATTTGTTGACACCAATCAAAAACTTTCTATTCTTTGTAAGATCGTTACCACGGTTCTTTAGCTGCTTGACCATAAGCTGACCTGCTTCAGCCAGCTCATCATTCTCAATGAGCGCAAAGAAGAAGTCTGCGGTCTGAGGCAAGCCAAAGCTTTCCGAAGTATCTGTCATCTCCATGTCGCTACTCTTCGCACCTTCACGGTTAACCTGAGTGGCTGTCCATAGAGGAACATTGAACTGCTTGGCAAGACCACGGAGCTCTTCTGCGATTCCCTTAACGTAGGTATAGCTATTCATACCATTGCCTAGCTTGAATCGGGCACATGAGCAGATATTCAAATAATCTACAAAGATCACATCTGGCGCAAACTTCTTCTTGATCTTCAATTCTTCCATAAGATTACGGAAGTGAGTTACGTTGGCTGCTGCCGTAGGATATTCCTTGATGATAAGCTTTCCACGACAAGTCTTTTTGAGGCTATCAACCTTGCTTTCATACTGTGTCAGAGGCATTTGCTCAAGGATATGCATATCCGTGTCAAGTAGGTTTGCATCGATTCTCTTTGCAATTTCCTCTTCTGCCATCTCAAGAGTGATATAAAGAACGTTCAAATTTTGAGAAAGACAAGATGCTGCATGGTGACACAAGAATGCGCTCTTGCCTACACCTGAAGCAGCCATCACTACGTTCAATGTCTTCTTTCGCGTTCCACCTCTGGTGATCTTGTTAAACATCTCAAGATCAAATCCAATCTTTTCCTCTACACGATGGTAATACTCATAGCGCTCATCGACATCTTCAAGGAAATCGTGTCCGACTCTGGTATCGAAAGATACAGACAAAGCCTTTGACATGATCTCTGGAATAGCATTTTGGGTCTTTTCTTTATCCTTGCCCTCAATGATTCCAATGGATTCCATGATACCATTGTATATGGCTTTTTCTTTGCAGAACTTTTCAGTCTGCTCTACCAT